AATGAAACCTTTGTTGATTAATTAACCTATGCCCCGCGGTAGCAATACTGCGGGGCTTTAATACTCAAAACAAATATGCCATTGCACGTAATACTTGGGCCGAAAGTTAAGTCGGCCAAAAAAGGTAAAAAGCCTGTAGCTGCTGCAGGTGATGTTTTCGAAGCTGAAGCCAATCTCATCATTGAGGGTGAAAACAAAGGCACCGGTAAGGTGCTGGTGAAAGATGAGGGCGAAGGCAAAGCCAGTTTGATAGTAGCCAACGAGTTGGCTACATCTGTTCTGATGGGTAAGCCTGTATCGGTATATGGTGGCAACACTATAGCTGATTACGATGGCGAACTGGAAGAAGGCGTAGAGCTTACTTTCAGCAAATTCTCATTCAAATAACAATTAATCGATCAATACAATGAGAAACTATTTTTCACTCCCACGCAAGCGCGGAATGGACAACATGGGTGGCATGGCAGTAGAAGTACTGTTTGCACCGCTTGATTATTTCGCTGTAATTAAGAAACTGAAAACCACAACCGCACCTGGCGACAGTGTGACTATTGATGGTTCGCACACCTTTAAAGATGGCTATGGCTTTCATAAAGCATTCGCCACTATTGAAAGTGTAAAGAAAATGCTGGAAAGCCAGGGCGAAATTGCCGGCCGTAGCAAGAAAGCTAAAGCTGAATTTTTCTACCCGGGTACATCAAAGGCAGCTGCTGAGTTTGACCGTCAGGCGCAAAATGATGAGTTCATCTTTTTATTTAAAGACCCTAACACTGGCAAACGTTTGCAGCTGGGTAGCGAAGATTATCCCGCTATTGTAAGTGCAAACTATGATAGTGCCACACCGGCATCTGGCCGTAAAGGTTTTGCATTTACTGCAGAAGCTAACCAACTGGGTATGCAGTTTTATGAGGGCGACATTGAACTAGCGCCTGAATATGGCAGCTCTGGTGCTGAAGATGAAAGCACTTACGTAGACTAGTTGTAGCTAGGTTTTTTCATATGTTAATGTTGGTAAGGGGCCGCTTATGCGGCCTTTTACTTTTTTATGGTATGTTTGCATTGCTGTATTTCCCGATGATCCTGGTGTATTAAAATCATACGTCAGGGTGGCCGTGTGGGTAACCTTCGGCATATTCTCCCATTGGGAAATACAGCACACCCTGACACCATATTTTACGTGTATGAGTACAACACCGGAATCTGTTACATATGCCTATGAGCGCATAGTTGCTAGACATTTCATGCCTTGTTTTGATATTAAGGATAGTGATGAGCTGCTGAGTACTGAGCAGCTCAAGCAAATGTTTTTGAACATGGTGCCGGATTCGGAGCAAATAACCGATGCTGCTGTTTTTAATGAAATGGTGAAAGGCGGTTTTGAAATGTATAGCAAAGATGGCATGAGCTTGTGGATGCTGCGCAAATCGAGTGTGTCCTTTAAAGGGTAAGAGGTTATTGGCATTTTTGATTTCCTTTTATTCACTAAGCGAAAATTTATGCGCAAATTTTTATCATTACTTGCTTTTGCCCTAGGGGTAGTAGCGGTACACAGTTGTCCGGTTGCTGTGCCAATTGAATCGGAACGTAACGTTATCGTGCTGGATGCACCGAAAATGGACATGGTTGATATTATTAAACTGTCGTGCGTAAACGCGCAGGTTGATTATGTTATATCACCCATTGATGATTCCTGGTGTGGCATACTGGCGATTAAAAATGATACTACAGCCGAATTGCCTTCGAATGAATTTAAACATTACATGTGGGGTAAGCCCATTGCTAGGCATGGTATGAAATACTCTCGTTATGAATCGAGGCCACCTAACAATCTTACTCATGGTGTGTTTGTGTATCAACGATTATGCTAATTTTTATTTAGGTAAATAAAAAGCCCCAGTAATGGGGCTTTTTTGTTGTCCTTTAATGGCAATTGCCACAGTGCGAAATTGCAGGTATGATTAATAACAGTGGCATTTGGGATGTAGAAGAGGCCAAGAAAGGTCATTTCCATTCATTAGAACTGGCTCGTAAGCTTGAAAGAGTTTTTACAAAGCGTATGCCGGTTCTCGATTTAGGTTGTGGTTTGGGTTTTTATGCTCATCACTTATCAAGTAAGGGCTTTAGTGTTACTGCCTATGAAGGTACGGAGGGTATTCACGAAATTTCCATTTTTAAGCAAATCATTACACATGATTTGACTGAGCCACTACCAGACAGTATTAAGGGGCAGGTGTTGTGTATGGAGGTCGGTGAGCATATCCCTAAGGCTAATGAACAGCAGTTTATTGATAACATTACGGCTGTTGATAAGTTATGAGCCTGCTAAAATTAGGTTTCGATAAAGTGTATTGCCTTAACCTTACGCGCAGATTGGATAGGCGTAAACATGCGGAGGCACAGTTTGAAAAAGTAAACCTAAAAGTTGATTTTTTCCCGGCAATAGATGCACGTGAGTTAGGCATAAAGTGCGATAACGAAAGATTGACATATGGTATGGTAGGATGCTACTTGAGCCATTATATGATACTGCAGGAAGCTTTACGAATGGGGTATGAAAGGATATTGATATTTGAGGATGACCTTACATTTATAACTGGTTTCAATGGCTTAATGAACCACGCAGTGCCTATTGTTCCTGATGATTGGGAATTCCTTTACTTAGGTTATAGCTACGCAAATGTGTATGAGAAGTATCGTAAAACAGAAATTCCTGTTAATGAATATTGGGTTATTCCCGGTCACAATTGGGGCACGCAATGCTATGCTATAAATGGGCGAAATACTATTATTAAATTACTGGATGGGCTGAAAAAAATAAATGACCAGGTAGATGTTCAACTCACATTTAAAGTGCTGAAACAGAAGTGTATTAAATTTTACGCTATTAAGCCCTGTGCTGTTGGTCAACTCAAAGACCGTTCTGATGTACAGACTAGATGAAATTAAGCGATAAAATACATTGCCTTACTTATAAAGATGCCGTATTGTTTTACGAAAAATACCACGGATTAGGATCCTGGTCGCGTAAAACTCGTTATGACCGTTCAAACGAAACAGTGTTGCTCAATAAGGCCAAGCTATGCCTGCACCGGTTGTTAAGAAATGGCATTGATGTGATTCTTGATGATATAGATAAGCCGGTGATTATTGCCCCGGTCAAAACGACAAAACAAGTCGTTGAAAAGAAAGAATTGCCAAACGAGGCATTACTATCCCTTGACAGCAATGAACTACACGAGAAAAAACAGATTGCATCAAGCTTATACAAGGCTGCAGGTGCAGCCAGAGCTGTTACCAATAGCACAGACCCGGAAATGAGGCGTACGGCTTGCCTGTTTATCATCCGCGCAATGAAACGCAACCGCGAGCTGTGGGATGATATAAACTACTATGAGCAACACGGGCGGTGGCCGGAAACAAATATGGTAGGCATAAGCGAAGATATTGCTCAGATGAGTGTGCCGGAGCTTATTCAGAAACAGAAAAACCTGCGCCCATGGCTTAGCAAAGAGAAAAAAAAGATTGACCAGGAAAGCGACCCAGTAAAAAAGGCACAACGGCAGTCGAATTATGATGCTCAGCGGCATGTGCTGGTTCAGGTAGAAGCAAGATTGAATGAATTATGAGCCTGCTTAAAGTATCGGAGATAAAGGTAGCGGACCGGCTCAAACTTTGGCTTATCGCATTATGCGAAGAACCAAAGTGAATGATTTATTAGATTTTTATGGGTGATTATACACTATTTGATAAGCTGCTGAAATGGGTGAGCACACCCGAAAAACGCAGGGGCGAACTTGACTTATCGCCAACCGATCAGGATTTACTGGTGCGGTATAAATTTATTGATGACCAGTTTCGCAGACACAGGCCAGCGTTAAGCAAACGCCAGATCATTACCATTTACTGCGACAGGTTTAATGTGAGTGAACGCCAGGCGTATTATGATATAAAGGAAACGCAGAAACTGTACGGTACCATGTTTAAAGATGATAAGGATTACATGAAAACCGTGCAGGTGGAATGGTATAAGCAGCTTCGTTCAATAGCTGAACAAGATGGCGATTATATGTCGGCTGTAGCAGCCAGTAAGCATATAGATTTGTTGCTAGGTTTATTAAAAGATGATGAAACTGGTGGCATCGTGCTTCCATCTACCATTCAAATCGTAATAAAGGGCAACGAATCAAATAAAACTTTGAATATGGATGCGTTGCAAAAGCTTCCTGAATCAGAGTTTGAACAAATACTTGATGATAATAGCAGCTCGCTGCCGGATCCGGAGCAAATAAAATCTCAGTTGGATGAACTTGATGTGAGCGATGATGAGTGAAAACGATATTGACATATCTGAAATAACGTACAACAAACCGCAACAAAACTTTATGCTGCATTTGTGGCGTGGTGCGATAAAAAAAGCTAATAACATCTGGGGGCGTGCTACGGGTAAGAGTACGGTTATTGCTGTACTGATTGATATGATTGTGCGAACCATGCCAAGGGCTACGTGGAGTATTCAAGGAGCCACATTTCAACAATTGCTTACTTTAACGCTTCCCGGTACTTTTGAGGGTTTAGAAAAGTTAGGTTATCGAAAGGATGTAAATTACTTTATCCGTAAACGACCTGATGGTGTGAATATGCCTTATTGGACACCTTTCAAGTTTGATAACTTCATCACATTTGTAAGGCCTGATAGAAATTGCGTGGGTTTTGCTTTGCTAAGTCAGGATAGGGAAGGCTCTGCACGTGGGCCTTCGTTTGATGGCAATATAACCGATGAATCATTAACTATCGATTACGAGCGTTATGCCCGTGAAACCAAAGCTACAAATCGGGGTCATGAAGAGTATTTCAAAAAGCATCCGCTGCATCACGCTGAGTTTCATTTTTCATCAATGCCATTCGGTGCTGATGGTCAATGGTTGTTAAAGCCATCCCATTACTACGAAGATGAGGGTTATGATTTTAGAGCATTGCGTAACCGCATGATAGATCTACAGCTGCAGTTTATAAAAGAACGAGATAAAAAAACAAAGCTCGAAATATATGGACTGATACTTCAGCTAGATAAAAAGCTTAGGAGCTTTCCATCTAAAAACGGTTTCTACTATTCTGAAGCAAACGCATTTGATAACCTCACCAATCTTTCATTAAGATATATACACGACCTGCACGATGGCATGACAGAAACTATGTTTCTGATTGAGGTTTTAAATAAGCATATTAATAAAATTGACGGTGGTTTTTACTCTAGTCTTGACCGGGTTAAGCATGGTTATAAAGGCTCATTCAATTATTCGTTCCTTGATAGCCTCGATTTCGATTTATCAAAAATAAAGTCTTTAGATAGCCGACAAGATAAAGACTGTATTGATAACTTACCGCTCGATATTGGTATGGATTTCGGGGTGCACATAAATTGGTTAGTAGTAGCCCAGGAACTAAAATCTATTAACCGCATAAACTTCATTAAGAATTTCTATGTGAAAGCTCCGAAAATTGTTGACCATGTTGTGTTGGATTTCTGTGAATATTATAAGCATCACAAAAAGAAAGAGGTTAACCTTTGGCCCGATGCACAGGGAAATGTGAAACAGATAAACAGTACGCAGGCATTAACCGACCAAGTGGTGAAGATACTGCGTGATAATGGATGGATAGTGCATGTGAAGAATAGGGGCAAGCGCAACCCAAGCCACAACGATAAGTATCTCCTATGGGCATTGCTATTGCTTAGGCGAGATAAGATATTCCCTGAGGTAGGATTTAATCTTATCAATTGTAAAGAGTTAATAGTATCGATGGAGTTAGCACCAGCCATTGATGATGGTAGAGCAGGTATAAGAAAGAACAAATCATCAGAGAAACTATTCAAACAAAATCGAGAGGAAGCAACTGACGGAAGCGATGCAGCAGACCAGATAGTATTTGGTAAGTATGCAAATCTGTTGAAGTATAAGCGAGCATTACCATTCCTTACTAATCTTTAGGGCGCATACCTTCGGTACCGGGCTTTACGCGCTACACGGTAGCTAGCTTCAATCCCTTGCGCACGCTTACCATTCAAAGCATACAATGCATTGAAAGGTAAGCTATAATGTGGATGAGTGCATTGTTACTCATGCACACATCCTTGTGTGGCATTAAGTCGCCTATTCTCTACGTTCATATGTTCGCACGCCTAAGGCAAAGCTCACTCATTCACTCGTTCACATGCGACACAATGCCACACCGATATAGGCGTGAACACTTGTGCCAAGAGTTCACAATATAGGGGCGGCCTATGTGTATCCCACGCCAAACCAGCCACACATAGGGGCGCAGCCCGCAGGGCTGCCGTTTCAGATTTCGAAAAAAACGGAACGGAAATTCCATTTTTTTGGATAGGCGACGCGGTGAGAAGTTGACACTTGGTTGCAACCTTTTTCAAAAAAGGTGCAGCCAAAAACCTAAAAAACAAATAATTGCATTTCAATCATTTGCAGCTGTAAATGCCATGATATCAATATATTATAAATGTTTGATAATCAGATTAATAAAATTGAATAATTTAATACAAAATCAGCGTAAAGCCTTGTAAATACAAGGTGTTTGACTATCTTTACAATGCCGTTAAAAATTTAACAACATGACAACAAAAAACAATGGCTCTGCAACTCAAGGAGTGGCAACCAAAACAGAAACAAAAACTGCACAAGTTGAAAAAAGCACAACTACCATTGCGCCTGATGGTGGAGCAGTTGAAGCAAAACTTGACAAAAGCAAAACGCAAGTTTTGACAGTTGCCGACCGCATCGCACGGAATGAGCAATTAAACAGCCTTGTAGACAAACATGCTACTTACAAGGAAACCCAACAGAAAATTGAAAGCTTTGCCATTGGCAGTGATGAACACAGCCAAAGTTTGCAGTTAAAAGACAGCAAAGGCAACACATTCACAACCGCCCACCCTGCTATTTTAAAGCCTGTACTGGCTTTAATTCGTGAGCAGGTTAAACAACAGGTCGGAGTTATCGAATCTGAAATTCTTGATTTTGTAATCTAAACAGGCTAACAACACAACAGCCCGAAAGCATACGCAATCGGGCTGTATATGTGTTGTTTTTAATGCCGTTAAAAACTAACAAGGGAGACAAAAATATGAATAACAGAGCATTTTTAAACAAACCGCTGCAAAATGATGATATATACATCAGTTCAGAGGTGCAGCCACTTGCAATAATTACCGGTATGCCGACCAGGAAAGGACTTGAAAAAGCCGTTATTTCTGCCGGTACTTTGGTAAATGTAGTTTCTAAATCATACGCACATTTGCCGAATGAAAATTTCTTTCTTCATGCCGAAGAAGCTTTGATTAATGCGGAGATAAACTATAAAACCCGCAGTATTAACAGAGAAAACCGCAGTTTTGCCGTTGATTATATTCTGGATGATGAAAACTACACGGTAACAGTGAAGAATGGCAAAGACAAAATAAAACCGATGTTGCGCTTTACTAATTCCTATGATGGAAGCTGCCGAACTTCGGGCAGATTTGGCTTTTATCGTGAGGTTTGCAGTAATGGCTTACACGTTGCACATGCGCAAATCGGATTTTCTATTAAACACAGGGGCGATATGTTGCGTGTGGTTATTCCTGAAATTCGGGCACTGGTTAATAAATTCATGGATAATGAATTTTATACGATAACCCGAAAATTTGAGAGAATGAGTGAAACCGAAATACACGACATCCCCGAAATTGTGAAAGGTATCGCAGAGCAGAGCGGACTTTTTAAGTTTGAGAAATCAGACCTAAATCCCGACCCTTCATTAAATGCTCAACTTGTGATGCAGGTTATTGAGCGAGAGCAGGCACTACTTAACGAAGTGCCGAACAAGTGGCTTGTATATAATGCGTTCAATGAGTTGATACACGGCAAGTTGAAAATGACATTTGAAGCACAGCGAAAAGCAGACGCCAAAATTTTGCAACTGGTAGAAACCTACTAATATTTATAGGCTACCATATCGCAGGGCTATCCGTTTATACACGGGTAGCCCTTTTTTTTCGCGGCCACTTTCTTTTGAAAAGAAAGTGGCATCAAAGAAAGTTTATGGCATTGTTGAGCGCAGGGGCGCGGGTGTCAGATTTATTTTATAAATGTATTGACATTAATAAAAAAAGTATTATATTTGCATATCAATTAACAATTAAACCGGAGCGCCACCGGCCTAAAAACTGGCAGAAAAATCATGACAACAGAAAAATTAAACCAAATTATTCAAGCTGCTATTGACAATGGCACAGCTCAGTATCTTACTACTGATCACATTGAAAATCTTAAAGGTAAACGTATCATCACTAAGTACTTTGGCTATCGTGGCCAAAATGGTGTTGATTCTTTTGTAGTAGACAAGGTAGTGCCTTGCCACACAACTTGGGCTAACCGGGATGAAGCCTACCATGCGAAAAAAGCTGCGGAAAATCCTCGTGAGTATCACAATAAGGTTACTATTATCGGAGAAGGAGATTACCGCACCTGCATTAATGCGTATACAGATGAAGGTATATTCTGGTGCAGCGATTCTGATCGTTATGTTCAATTTGTGATTGCTGAATAAAATGGGCGCAAAAATCAAATGTTACTCGGTGAGGCTGGATAGCCTCACCAGTATTTCCGAAAAGGCATACAAGGCAACTGCATTCGATGGCAGCACAGCTATTATTCCTAAAAGTATGGTAATGGGTAAGGATTATGATGTTCAGAAATCTGATGCTTACTGGATTAGCTGTTGGATATTGGAGCAAAAAGAACTGCAATACAGTACCAAAAAAGAGGCTTGGTTTGATAGGGATAGCGGTAAAATGTTGCCTACTTACACAGTTGAGAAGCATGTTCCGGCTAAGGTTGAGGCCGTTGAAGTTCAGCCAAACGATTATTTAAAAAGAGACTAGTCATGACCGAATATAAAATTGAAAAAAGAGTAATAGGAACAGAAAGCGTTAAAACAGTTTACGATGGTATGTATTATAATGAAGCTGTAAAAACACTGGCACGCCTAAAGAGCAACTTTGCAGAACTGGTGATAGATACCAAGGAAGATTTTACTGCTGTAAATAATGAATTTCCATTGGGTGTTAATTACAAGGTGGTCGCTTATGAATTTACTAGATAACCAACTAAACGCCATTACAAAGCTCCAACACCTAAAAGTTGGAGCCTTGTATATGGATCCTGGAACGGGTAAAACACTTACTGCGTGGAAGCTGGCCGAAAGTATTCCCGGCTTAAAATACGTGCTTTGGTTTACCCCATTTCAAAACAAAGCCAATCAGGCGCAAATGCTTGCTGAATATGGTGCACTAAACATTGATTTGGATATTGTTGGTATAGAAACCATAAGCAGCAGCGACCGCACCTATTTAAACTTATACAAGAAGCTCGAAGAAAGCAATTGCAGTGTTATTGTAGTGGATGAAAGCCTAAAGATTAAAAACAACGATGCCAAACGAACCAAACGCATCATAGAGCTAGGTAAGCTTACCGAGTATCGGCTCGTTTTAAATGGCACACCTATAAGCAGAAACCTACTGGATGCCTGGGCACAGTTTGAGTTTCTTTCGCCTAAAATTCTAAACATGGGTTTTGCCGAGTTTAAAAACACGTTTTGCGAGTACACCCGAATAACCAAGCGATTTGGAAGCTATAAACAGTACACTAAGGAGTTTATTACCAAGTACCACAATGTAGATTATTTATACTCCTTAATTCAGCCTTATGTGTTTGAGTGCGACCTTAGCCTTGAAGTTGGTAAACAATACATTGACATTGACTTTAACCTGGATAAAGAAACCAGTGAGGAGTATTACCGGCTAAAAGAGGAGTACCTAGACAACGAGAAGCTGCAATACATGAACAACAACATCTTTTTGGAGCTAACCCAAAAGATGCAACACCTTTACACCAACAGCAGCGAGAAGTTTGAGATACTGGATAAATTCCTCAAAGAAACCGATCGAAACAAGGTGCTCATATTCCGCAAATACCTAAGCGCTGAAGCTGAACTAAAAAAGCGTTACCCGGATGTGCGTGTTTTATCTATCCAATCCGAAAGCCTTGGCTTGAACCTACAAGACTACGATACCATCATTATTTGGGATAAGGTATGGGATTACGCCCTCATAAAGCAAATGGAGCACCGTATATGGCGCATCGGGCAACAGGCTGAACATTGCCGATTTGTAAACCTGAATGGCAATGTTGGCCTCGAACGCCTTATTATTGACAACATCAACAAAAAACAAAACCTACTCACGTATTTTAAAACCAAAGCTTTGAAGGAGGCAATAAAAGAATTATGAGAGCCAAACCACCAGCTAAATTGTATAATAAAGACAAATCTGTATTAGATGCAGCTTATGAGCGCATAAAATTGGTTTTTGACCGATATACAGACGAAAAGATATTTGTTAATTTCTCAGGCGGGAAAGATTCTACCTGTGTTTTATTCCTATGTTTTAAATATGCTGAAAAACACAACCGAAAATTCAACATAATATTTATTGATCAGGAAATTGAAAACATTACCACCATCCATTACATTGAGTCAATACGTGAAAAATATAAAGAGCAATACCTTAAATTTTATTGGGTTTGCCCACGTATGTGGCGTAAGGTTACCTTTTTGGATGATAAAGTAATTGAAGTATGGGCAAATGATGAGAGTAAAAATGTAAGGCCGTTGCCAGCGGATTGCTTTCATCATGACATGACTATGAAGATGCCGAAAAAAAGCAGCTTAATTCGGAAAATATCAGCATCTTTTTATGCCGAACAAAAGCTAAATGGCTGTGCGTTTTTGCTTGGTTTAAGAGCGCAAGAAAGTCTGCGTAGATATGTTGCTGTAACATCTCGCGATGGTATTAGTGGAATACCATGGAGTAGTAAAGGCACTGGTTCTCGAAACTTTAACTTCTATCCTATTTATGATTGGTACGATAAGGATGATTGGAAATTTATTGCCGACAACAATATCCCATATAACCCAATTTACGATATGTACTATCAAAAGAATATGCCCGTGCAGGAGATGCGAACGGCATCAATCCTAAATGTGAATGCCCTTAAAAAGATTGAACTTATCAAAGAGGTTGATATCGCCTATTACGATATGATTATTCGCAAAATTGCTGATATAGCAATTATGGAAGATAAAGAAATTCGTGTTCAAAAAATTGCCAAGGCAAAGGCCATTAAAAAAAGAGGAGCCAGCAAAGATCATAACATGAAACATTTTAATAGGCTTAAAGAAGAACTAAAAGCAAACGAATTATGAAAATAGAATTCCCATGTTTAAATGTAAGGTTAGTGCCAATTGCTAAGGTACAACCTAATGGCTATAACCCTAATAAAATGGAAGCCAAAATGTTTAGGTTGCTAAAAAAAAGTATTACCGAAGATGGATTGACCATGCCAATTGTTACTTATTACGATGCTGTAAATGATATTTATGAAATCGTGGATGGGTTTCATCGTTACTCAGTATTGCTAAAAATGAAGATACAAGAAATCCCTGTTTCTGTTATTGAAAAGCCTATTGAAGAGAGAATGATGAGCACCATACGGCACAACAAAGCAAAAGGCACACATCAGCTAAAGCTTGTTAGCAACATATTTAATAAGCTATTAGAAAAAAAAGAAATGGCCGATGTTGCCGATGGAATAGGTGCAGAAGCTGAAGAAGTTGTTATTTACCGAAAAGGAGGCATTTTGAAAGATGAGTTTAAAGATTTAAAACATTCAAACAGTTGGGAGCGTAATCCAGACGATAAAATTTTATACACTAAAAAGAAATACGATGAATACGAAGAACAATAAACCACCCGCTTTCCTCCTATGCGAGAACCCAATGATTGACAAATCTGATGGCAGATTGTTTATCCTACACAACCGTGAGCCTCGTTTATTGGCAGAAGTTCACCACTTTGAAGATTTATCCGAAAATCAAATTTTATCAATACAGATGGATTGGGCTGTTTATCAAAGATTAGATTACCATCCTGAAACAATTTTTTTTGTGCCTATCTGGTTTGATGATATTGAACTTCAAAAAACAGATGTTAGCATTCTAACTGATAAAATGACGGGTGCTCTTCGCAGAATGGCCGACTGGTATAAAGCCTATTTAATTTGGGAGGATAGTCAAGATGAATAAACCACACGGATTGAAAGGCAAAGTAAATAACCCGGAAGGCAAGCCGTCAAAACATGGTCCAACGGAAATGGTCAGCAAAAGACTACCGGTTGACCTGATGGAGCGAGTCCGTTCACGCACTAGTAATGTTACCGAATTTATAAGACAGGCTCTCGAAGCCAAACTACAAAAGCCCGATTAATCGGGCTTTTTTGTTGTCCTTTATAAGGAACCTTACCATACCGAAATTCGCTATTGATGGTTAAGCCAATAGTGGAATTAAAGCAAGTACTGTCCGACATGGAAAGGCTCGACAGGTACGGAAAGCCCGTGCCTTTCGATATTGTTTTTAAAACTGCCAATGACAAACTCAATACCGGTGGCGATACCATCACACTAAAACAGGTACGCCTGGCATTTGTAACCAAAACTGGCAACCGCACGCTCAACCCCAAAAACATGATAGCCCGCAATGAGGCCATGCTGAAACAAGGCCGTGCGCCACAACATGTGAAAAATGGCACCATCAATATGGTGGATGAAGCCGGAAACATTACAAAATGCCATATCTGGCTTATCGATGAATTTAATGGTAAAACAGTAAAGTGGCACGTACATGGATAAGAAGAATATTGTAAAACAGGGCAATAAAACAACCTTTTTCACAGCAGGCGCTCCGGCAGTATATAGCACCCATGCAATAAAAAGCAGCGCAGTGGCTAAAGCCAAAACAGCAGAAACCGATGCAAAAACCATAAAGGATCTGCTTGACCCTGATAAGGCTACAAATACTAATGAATGGATTCCCTGGGGCGATAATGACAGTTTTCCCGACCTGCTTTTAAACAAACTATCGTTGCTGGGTGTGGGCCGTGCTGCCCTTTCAACCAATGCTGACCTACACTATGGGTTAGGGGTTAAATGGTGGAAGGATGAATACACCGATACCGGTAAGCGGGTATCGAAGCTTATAAAGTTTGATGATTGGGTAAGACTGGAGCGCGATGAAAATATTGAATTGGAAATAGCTCAGGCAGTTGACAGCTGTGAGCATTTTTATATCGCCTTTGTTCAGTTTATGTGGAATAAAGGCAAAACCCGGATAAACTGGGTACGCACGCTCAACACACCATTTGTGCGACTGCACAAGCAAGATACCAGTGGCACAATCAAAAAAATACGCTATTCAGCAAAATTTCCTGTTGTACCAGGCACCGGTGAATATCAGGATATTGATGTTTACTCATTCTACCATAAAGGTGTTGATCCCAAAGAGTTTGACACATTTGTATTGCCAATTACATACGGCAGCTGGGGTAAACTCTTTTATCCGGAGCCTGATTATTACGCTGTATTCCGTAATAAGTGGGTTGACATTGCCATTGGTGTACCTGCACTCATCAATGCCATTTACGAAAACTTTGCCACCCTCAAATACCACATCCGCATTCCTAAAGAGTATTTCATCAGTAAATACAAAGATTGGGAGCAAAAAACTGAGGAGCAACAAATCGAAATTTTTGAGGAAGAACAAATCAAAATGAACACTTTCCTAACCGGGAAAGAAAATGCAGGTAAAGCCTTTATCACAATCTATGGTATTGATGAGAACGGCAATGAAATACCCGGATGGGAAATTGAACCAATTAAGAATTATTTGGAAGCTACTGCAGAGCTGCCAAACAACTCAGCTGCCAATAGCGAAATTTTATTCGCCATGTCGCTCGATCCTTCGTTGCTCGGTTTTGGTATTCCTGGTGGAAAGGATTTGAGCGGCAGTGGCAGCGACAAACGCCAAGCAAGAAGCAATAAGGTCGCAAACCTCAAACGCGAGAGGCTGGTAACCCTGCAGATAGCTAAAATGATAGGGAAGTTAAACGGTTATTATACCATAGAACCTGATGCATACCCTGATTTCTTAAGCAGCGATACATCACAAACTCTTGATCAAAATCCAACCGGCAGCCAAACTATTAAGCAATGATTATTACTACCATAGAAGAATTAAAGGCCGCATTTAGCGCTCCAAACGTAAATAATGACGTTACGGGTATTCAGTCTTATTTAAAACTGGCAGAGTCGTTTATTATGCCATACATCAGCCGTGATCAGTGGGATGCTTTGGTTGAGTATTACAATGAAGGCAACACTCCTGATACTCCCAATGAGTATTTTGATAAACTGCTTTCAGCTGCACGTATCCCATTGGTCCACTATGCTTATTACCTCTATGCCGATGATGGCGACATGAACATATCGGACAAAGGCTTTACTAGGTTTGAAACCTCTGATGAGAAAACACCATACGCGACACAGATGCGTAGGTTTAAACGTGCAAGGTTGCGTGATGCGTGGCAAGGTATGCACGACATGCTTATGCTGCTTAATGGTAATATGAGCGAATTTCAAGATTGGGCAGGCAGTGAGGAATATGCCGAGTTAAAGAAATCGTTCATATGGAATGTAGAGCAATTCCGAAAGTACAGAAAAATTGAAGGCATGCGTACACTGGATGCTATTCGTCCATCGCTGAGAAACATTCAGGAAGATTTGATACAGGCAAATATTGGACATGATTTGTATGAGCAACTGCTAGATGAATGTTTTGAAGATGAATACAGCGAGGATAATCTTAAAATACTGCCTTACATCTACAAATCAATGGCTCACTTATCCATTGCAAATTGTATCGATGAAAACATCATCGAATTCAATGAGAATGGTGCCAGTTTAATATCATTCGAAGGTGCGCAAACCGGTGCCGGTGATAAGCAAAACCCTGCCGACTTTAGCAGCCTGCAATTCATCAAAGATGAAGCATTGAAAAAAGGGCATGCCGCTATGAAACAATTGCGTGACTACCTGAATGCAAATGCATCTGCTGATAAGTATACAGCATACTTCGAATCGGATTTATACCTAGATCCTAACGACAGTACCAAAACCACAACATTTAAAAATAAATCAGGAGGAACATTTTTTGGCGTATGAAACACGGAGACACACTATCAGCAATTAGCATTTGGATATTCACAATAATAGGTTGGGCAGCGAAGCTTATCCCACTATTGCAAGTGCTAAGCTTAACACTGGCAATTTTCGTTTCAATTTTAGCAATCATTAGACACTTCACAAAAAAATGAATAAAAGCACATTATCAACGATAATAGGCCTTGTAGTTGCTATTGCAAACGCATGGGTTAATGTAGACTGGGATAATTTTATGTGGAATACACAGCACATAGCTCCTCTTGTGGTATCAGGCTTGATAGCACTTGGTGGTTATATGACCAAAATTGAGAACCCCGTTAAAAAAAAGAACAATGAGAGCAATTAAGTACATTGTATATCACTGCACCGGTGGCGCTCAAACACAAACGCTTGAATCTATTCAAAAGCATTGGCGCGATGTGATGAAATGGAATCGACCCGGATATCACCACCTCATCATGCCCAATGGCACGGTGCATAACTTGCAGCCCATTGAACAACCAACCAACGGTGTTGCCGGGTATAATGCTAATAGTATTCACATTGCCTACGTTGGTGGCATCGATAGCAGAAGCCGCATAGCTGATAACCGCACCGATGCGCAAAAACTAGCCATGAAAAATCTGGCAGCAACATACGCACAAAGATTTCCTGCAGCACAGCATGTTGGCCACCGTGATTTTTCACCCGACAAAAACCGGGATGGCATCATCAGCTCCAATGAATGGATTAAAGCTTGTCCATCATTCTCTGTAAAAACATGGCTTGTAGAGCAGGGTATTATGAGTACCGTGCCGCAGCCTAAAGTGATGAAAGCCGTTAAAACTTTAGGAGCCAGTTTAAATATAAGGTCAGGTCCTTCAGTATCTCACCGTATTATAGGTTCGGTGCCCAATGGTGCGGCACTTATATTACTCGAAGTTGGTTCACAATTTTCGCTTGTTCAAGCTAATGATAAATTGACTGGCTGGGTATCTAATCAGTTTATAGGATGAAAGATTATAACTACATAGGTTGGCTCATAGCCATAGCACTGCTCATATATATATATGTGAGTCAGCGGCACTGTGGCAGCGTTACACAACATGCCGATACCAGCACCACTGTCGTATATGTGTATGATACCAACACATACACTCCACAGGTGCCACCCCCAACACCACGCTCATCTGTAATCCGATTGCCCGCGCCTGCGGCTGCATCGGACAAACCGCTTACTCCTGTAGATACCGCTGCCATCGTACACGCGTATTTTATGGCGCATTTTTATGAGCAAACCATCCAAGATTCAAACATTACAGCCACCATACGCGACAGCGTTTACAACAACAATATTACCTGGCGAAACTTTTCTTACCGCCTGCTTAGGCCAACGGCCATCATCACCAATACCATCATTAAGCCGGTAGAAGCACGTAATCAACTGTACGCAGGTTTCGGAGCCAGTGTGGGAGTTTTGGGAAGTTCTCCCACAATTGGTCCTGAATTACTTTTTGTCACAAAAAACAAAACCGCATACCGTGCCGCGTTTCAACTACCTGGCACTGTATCAGCTAGTATATATTTCAAGTTGGGTAAATGATAGAATTACAAATACACACAACCAAAGGTTATACATCACACTTCATTCCAGAATGTTGGGATGAGCTTAGTCGAGAGCAACTCGTTATGTATGCTGCCATTGTTTATCCATATCGAAAAAAAATGTTTCGCATCGAAAATGACACCGATATTGTAGTGAATGATGGTTGGGAAGACGTATATCAGCGTGTTAGTTTAGGAATGCTGTATGCTCTGCTTAATATACCTCACGAGCAATTTATTCTACTTTCTGATGAGTTTATACACGATCTGCTGTATGGTATGCGTGTACTTAATTTTATTTTTATGGAATACGATTTAGAGCCAAACCTTATTGCATCTGTGGATACGAACGGAAAAAAATATTATGGTCCATCCAGTTTTGAGTTGCTTACCTGGGATGAATTTTCATTTGCAGATACTCATTTTATTGATTTTGTAAAAACGGCAAACGAGGATAGCCTCAACTTGTTTTTTGCAGCACTATATCGCTTGGCCAAAAATAAATACAATCCAGCCGATCCGAATACAGATGGTGATATACGTGAGCCGTTCAATATGCACACAATTGAGTATCGTTTGTCCGATATAAAATCAGTTTCTCAAGCTGAAAAAATTGCAGCGTTAATATGGTACGAGTGTCAGCGTGAGGTAATGATAAACGATAATGATATTGTTTTTACCGGTGCGGAAACTACTGAACAAATGCCACCTGCCGAAACTGTACTACACATTGCCGGAGGTTTGGCAAACTTTAACCTTGTAAGAACATCGCCAGCATTGTTGGTTGTATCCGACCTTAAGCGGATTATACTTGAATCCAAAAAAATGAAAAAGAACAATGGCAATCCGATCAATTAAACAATTCTTCGATTACATGGAAGCACTGGCTGCTAACCATGTTGATATTAACCACACACCCACAAATCCGAGATTTGCGCGTGTGTATCTTGATGATAAATCCACCGACCCATTTGGTAGGGTAAATGTGAATGAACTTTTTAATAAGCTTAAAACAAACATGAAAGGCACTATACTGGTTGCAGTTGCCTACAATGCATTTGGACAGGATGATGGAGGTGATAACCGCATGCTGGTAAAACGGCCTATGTTTTTTGTACTAGATAAAGCCGACCCTAACAACCTTGATGCAGTACAAGATTGTATTGATAAGTGCGTGGGTATTGCACAGGAGCTCATAGGGTATATTGATGAAGACTATTTTGTGGCTCAAACTGAAGACGGATTAATTGAAGAAAAGCTGTTACTTGACTTCAATGATTTATCTATAGGCCCAATCCCACCATCCGTACAAAGGCTGTGTGGCGCAAAAGTTGATTTCAGTTTCCGGCAGCCGCATGAAAAGGCATTGGTTTATAACCCCACCAAATTTAATACACCTATATAAGTATGGCAGTAACAGTATTGGCACAACCTCAGCAGTTTGCGGCAATAAAAAACCCTATGGTTTTAAGGCTTGAAACCGATAATCATTGGGAAACAGCACCCGTAAAATCACGTTGGGGGTTCAGAGTAAATAATTTAAGTGGTCCGATTAATGATGATACCATTACGATCGGATACAATAACAACAGCTTTATTTTTGTTTTCAAAACAACCGTAACAGGCAGCGACCCCATTAATTGGATACGAATTAAGGGCATATCAGAAAGCATAGTGGATTACCTAGAACATGTGGCTGAGCGAATAAGTAATATCATCACCGAATATGTTATAGAGTACTTTTATGATCCAGATGATGATGTACATGGAATTAAAATACTTGCTAAAGAAGGTTCCGAAAAATGGAATTTAACACTAACATCTTCAGACGTAACAAAGCTTTCGAACTGGAGCTTGTTACTTTTGAATTATACTGCAGGTGTTCAGAAAACTAATTATCGTCTGTTTTGCAGATTATTCGTAGAAGAAGAACCCGGAAGCACCATATTTAAATTTGTGAAAGAACAGGATGCGCACGTTGATATCAATGGTATAGCTGAATTTCAGGTAAACAGATTGTTTGTGTTTGACAATAGCTATGCACCATCTAATGAGGTCGTAAGCGATTATCCATGCATATACAGATATTATTTGCAGTGGGGCGAAAAGTATGGAGAGGATATTGTTTGGTATGCCACCGGCAGCGGTAGTAGCAGCAATTATAAGATTGCATTAAATGGTGGATTTTCAACCGAAGTATTCCCTCAATTAATTGATATATACACCGAACAACTTAGCGGGGAAGGGCATAAGCTGCTTAATGTCTTACCTCGTATTATGGTTATAAACAAACATTGCCCTATATGGTTATATTATTTCCTTGCCTCGGTAGATGAGGATTTGTTGTCAGTTGAGATAACAGCATATTATGAAGATGAAATTTCGCCACAATTAGTAAGTTTTTCTGCCGGGAGTGCAGGTGCTCATACAGTTACCGCCATTGCCGTTGGGCCATCGCAGATATCCGAAAACATGGAGATTTCACTATTAACACATTACTCAGTAAAGATTACTCGTAATACTGATTCACAAAGTAGTGAGTCGTTTCTTTTTATAATCAGCGAAGTGCAACACGAATTTAATCGCTATTTTATATACAAAAACAGCCTTGGTACTTACGATACACTATGGTGTAGCGGTGAAGCTAAATCACGAACAATTCATGAATTTGAAGAAGCTAAAATTATGCTGCCGGCAAATTATACAGCATCCGATCGTGAAATATTAAACTACAACAAAACATACTCAAAAGACGTTGATGTGCCGGTAGGCGTTAATTCACGCGATTTACGCTTTGACCCACAGCAGTGGGCGCAATGCCTTAGCGATTTACTGAATAGTGATGATGTTTTCGAAGTTATTGGTGATCAGCTTTTACCCATAGTTGTATTAAATAAAGCTGTTGAATTGCCTACTGATGCACAGTCTATTGTAAATTTCGACCTAAAGTATAAATACGCACATACACACTCATCTTTTACCCCTAAATGGCTGTATGAATAACATTGCTATTAAAATTAACGGAACATTCCTTGAACTCGATGATGTAACAATAAGGTTTAAAAAAGAAACCACATTATTTAGCAGCTCGGTTGTACCGGTATTATACAGCTTCCCCTTTCGGCTGCCAGATACACCTAAAAACATAAAAACGTTAGGCTTTATCAACTTGCCTGAAGTAAGCACATCATTAAACATAGAGTTCAGCTGTGAATTTTATTTGTTTGGCAACTTCTGGATGAACGGAATTATTGAAGTGAAAAAATACTATACAGGAGCATTCGATTGCAATTTATACTCAGGCATCGATAAAACCATTCGCCAAATACTAAGCACACCTATGCGTGAGCTTGATTTTGGCAAGTGGAATTCATTCAGTTTGTTCGATGAAATTAGGCCTTACTACATTGCTGAATATACAATAGACAACCCTGGTGGTATTAGTTATAATGTAGATGGCGTTTCCGCATCATACAGCACTACCTGGTTTGCAGCATGGGCAGGTAATGTTGCTGATACCATTCAGAATTTTATAGACGATGCCAATAGTAAAACTTCAATAACAGGTATGCAGTTAAGCGTACTAAGCGGTCCTACACCCAATCTGTCTGGTGGGTGGGTTTTCACATTTTTGGCGATTGGTACTACAAACAGCATGGTTGGTCCGCAAAGTATTGCCGACCAGCTTACTAAAGAGCGATTAATTATCAAATGTCTTAACAATACCTTTGATTATCTGACGCAAGAACACGCCAATGCATTGGTTAATGAGGAGTATGGGAGCTGGTATGAAGATACTTTTGGGAAAATTCCGTACCGCTTTCCACTCATAAAGAACACAATGCACACCGGTGTTGAGTCTACCAATCCGCTTGAAAATAAATACAACCGTTGGGACTTTGCTGCACAAGAATATTCATTCCAGGACACTACAACTTATGGACTGGTGGAATGGTTCGGTTACAGATATTTTGCAATATCTGTTTGCCCGTTTATCAGTGAAATATTTGCAGCAATTCAACGTACAACTAAATATTCAATCGAGTACGATCTGTTTAAAACAACACTGGCCGATTTGCTGCTCATTACAAATGGCATGCTCACTCCTAAAGATTATACAGAATGGCAGCAATCGCCAAATTATATCGATTTGAGGTGCAGTATGCCTGATATGACCATAGAGGAGTTTTTAATGGGTATTAAACAGTTATTCTATCAGAATTACACTATTGATTATCGATATAATAAAATAATAACCAAACCATTTGCCGAAATCATACAACACAATAATCCGCTTGATTTAACCGGCTCAGTAATTAAAAAATATGGTTATGAAACAAATCAAAAATACAGTGAAGGTTTTGACCTGCATTATCAATATGACACAAACGATCAGTTGGTAAATGAAAGAATAAAAACGTACGTCAAGCAAAAGTTAAAACCCCCTGTATCAAATATTGGAGCACTTCCGGCTACAGATAATGAACAAGCTGATATACGTTATGTTCAGGAAATTGATAGCTACTATACTGCAATGGTTAATCCTCAAACGCTAACAACCACATGGGTATATTTTTGCGATGGTCAGTTAAATTTTAGAAAAGGCAATGCAGCTGTCACTATAAAACCGGCACTATCACCTATCCTCATGAGCCGCGAAACCGATGGTGAAAGTGAGATATTGCTTCCGGAACTTAAACAGGCGGCAAAAGTTAAAGAGCAATCTCAGGATGAACACACATTTAAGGGTAGGCTTGCGTTTTGGTACGGACTGCAAAACGACACAACCAACCGAAAATACCCATTTGCCAGCTATCACAATCGTGATGCACAAAACAATGAGATAGGCGATAATACACTAAAATATGACACAGATATAGGTATACATTCAAGGTATGCACAACCCTATCTTGATTTTCTGAAAAATACAAGACCATTCCAGTTTGAAACATTAATGAAGCCCGAAGATGTATTAAGTTTCGATGATAATCGTCCGGTACGCATAGAAAGTATTAATTATATAACACATACCCTTGATTTTAGTGTAAGTAATAAAACAGCAGCAGAGCTGGTTAAAGTAACCATGGACATCTATAAACTATGAGCAACAATTACAAACTATTAGAAGAATACAATGCCGGTATTGTAAAGTGGGGCAGAAGTACATCTAAAAATATGCGTCAGGAGATGCAACGCATGCAAATTAACCAGGGCGAGCACACACGCACATTACGCTCGGGATTTGGTAAAGATAAATTAGGTGAGATAAACAGAGCATCATTTCACATAAGCCGTGTGCTGGTATATGTGCATAAAGGTGTAGGCCGTGGATGGCCAATTAGCCGAGCAGGTCAGTCATCCAACTTTGGCAGAATACCTAAGCCATTTTTTAACCCGGTTATTGATAAAAACATAAACGCACTGGCAGAGCATGTCGCAAAAACAAAAGCAGATATGATTGTAAAAAATATTCACATTCGTTAGTTTTGAAATATGATATTTAGCAAAAGCCAAAAACAATTACTTACAGAGCCCGCAGTTAATAAGCTGGTTGATAATGTTAGGAATATAGATACACTAATGGCTGCTAATATGATAAAACTAGATGCTGATACATTTTATCTGCATACATTCTGTTGGCATGAAAAAGATGCTACTTTTCGTAGAAACTATGTGCATAGCTTATCCCAATACTTTATTCTAAAAAACAACGGCAATGATTTGCCTTTTCGAGTGATGGATACAGATAATAATCCAATGGCGGAATATAAACCGGGTGGCATAGTTATGTTGTTATAACTGTCCTTTATAACACTGATTTTTATGGCAAAATTTGGGTATAATTTATATGCCCAATGTCGCAAACTGTTAATCGCAGAATTTCTATTTTTATTGACTCAGCCCAGGGCGAAGCCGCTCTTGAAAAGCTATATGCAAGGCAAACCAAATTAGCCACATCTACAGCTAAACTAAAGCAGGGTTCTGATGAATGGGTGAAGGGCATGGAAGATCTTGGCCGCGTAGAGAAGGAAATTGTTCAACTTGAGGGGCAAATGGCCGGTAGATTAGGTCCAACACTTAAACAGCTGAAAGAAGAGCAAAAAATGCTTAATAGAGAATTGAACAAAATGCCAATAGAACTACGTGCAGCTAGCAATGAATCGCAACGCTTACGGCAAGTAGAAGCGGCCATACGAAGGGTTAATAATGAGGCCAAACAAACCGGTGGATGGTTTAGCCAGTGGAAAGGCGCAATGGCGGCTGGTGCCGCAGGTGTTGTTGGCGGCAACCTTGTTAACTCTGCACTAGGTGGTGTGAAAGATTACATTACTGGCAGTGTAGCTGCAGCTGCTAAAGTAGCCGATCAATTAGCAGATGTGCGCAAAACCACCGGTATGACAGCCGATGAAGTGGACAGGCTAAATAGCGCATTAGGCATGATAGATACACGCACCAGCGCAAGCGAACTTCGTGAAATGGCTAAAGTTGCGGGCCAGTTCGGCATCGCTCAGGATCAGATACTGGGATTTGTGCAAGCTGTAGATAAAGTAAATGTAGCGCTCGGTGATGAATTTGGTGGCAATGCAGAAGCCATCGCAGCTGAAATGAGTAAGCTGAGAAATGTTTTTTCAGACATAAAATCAGATAATGTAGGTATTGACATAGCTCATATTGCCAATGCATTAAATGAGCTAGGAGCCAGTGGTGTGGCCACTAGCCCTGTTATCTCCGATTTTGCAAACCGAATAGGTGGCGTAGGTATACCGCTTGGTTTAACATCTGCAGAAGTGTTAGGGCTTTCCGCTACTTTACAAGAGTTAAACGTTAGTACAGAAAGAGGTGGTACTGCCATTGGTAAAATTCTGAAAAAGATGCTCACCAATACCGAAACTTTTGCAGAAGTAGCCGGTATGAAAATTGAAGATTTCACCGACCTTCTCAATAGAGATTTATATGCAGCTTTTGTTAAGGTTATGGAAGGGGCAGGCAAATTCAGCGGAAAAAGCACTGTGTTGGCGAAGTTGATTGAAGATTTGGAAGTAAACGGTGCCGGAGCTAGTGAAGTTTTTGCAAAATTGGGAAACAATACAGATTTGCTCCAAAAGCGTGTTGATTTGGCCAATAAAACACTCAGTGACACAGCCAGCATTAACGATGAAGTCGCAATAAAATCAAACAACCTTGCTGGCGAACTCGATAAATTAAATAAACAATGGGTTAAGTTTACATCTGGTCCTGGTGCCAAATTGGGTGAAATGTTTTTAGCCACTGTAAACGGCATGGTTGATGGGGTAAAACTACTTATGTCAGGGGGCTTTAGTCAAGTTATGGATGAAGTAGATGCCAGGGCGCAAAAAGCTTTCGATGACTTTAAGGCAAAGGAGGAAGAAAAAGCTAATATACGAACTAAGTATATGATGAGCATTCAGAAATTGAGTGTTGAGCAATTGGAAAAAGAACTTATGATTCAAAAAACCATTCGAAGCGGATGGAGAGTTACTATGGATTCGGCTATAAGATCAGGAGATATTGATAAAATAAAAGAAGCAAAACAGGCATACCAAGATCTATCTGCTAAGATGAAGGATATTGATAAACTCCTTAAAGATAAACAGAATGGGCTGCTAGCCGATAGAGCAGTAAAAGATGAAGAGGCAGCGAAGAAAGCAGCAAAAGCCGCTCAAAAAATGGCTGATGACTTTAAAAAGCTACAACAGGAAATTGCAGATTTACAAGAGAAAACCTATCAGGATGGATTAGATAAGCATGAAAAAGAATTACGTGCGGTTGAGGTTAAGTATCAAAAGCTCATGGCCAGAGCAGTGGGCCATACAAAAGAATTGCGGCAGCTGCAGGAGCTGCTATACAAAGAACAAGCCCATTTACTTGATCAGTGGATTGCCGAAAACAGCAAAAACCTCGACAAAGAGGCCAAAGATTTTATACGCAAGGAGCGTGAAAAAACAGATGCGTTAAAAAAAGAACATAAGGACCGTATTGATGCCGAGATTAACAGAATGATGCTGCAGGCTGATTTGGACTTGGCACGTGCAAAAACCGATGACCAGCGCATTCAGGCCGAAAAAGACAAATTGTTGGCACAAACCACCAGGCTGCTCGAAAATGATAAACTAACGGCTGAAGAGCGAAGATTAATTTGGGAAAAATATGATACCGATATAGCTGCCATAGAACAAAATGCACAGTTGAGAAGAATATCTGACATGCAGAGCTATTCTTCAGAAGTGATGTCTGTATTATCCACAATATCACAATTTTATCAGGCAGTATTAAGTAACGATTTGGCTGCTCTGCAAATGTCAAGCCGACTAAGACTTGAAACAGAGCAGCGTACTCATTCTCAATCTTTAAACAATATAAAAAACACTCATGCTCAGGAAATATCCATGTTGAATTCTAAAAAAGAACGTGGTAAAATGACAGAAGCTGAGTACAATTCTGAAATAAACCGCCTTACTACTGAAAAGAATGATAAAGAGTTGCGTGAGATGCAGCGCTTTGAAAATGAAAAATTCAGAATACAAGAAGAGCAGAACAGGAGAGAGCGTGAATCTAGACGCAGAATGGCAATCATGCAAAAAATTGCTGCAGTTACTGATGCTGGGATAGACTTAGCTGTTCTGGCATTCAAAGCAGCTGCACAAGGCTTTTTAAACCCACTCACCAATTTCAAACTTGCAGCAGCCACTTTTAAGTTCGGATTGTTATCAGCAATGCCTATTCCAGAATTTGTTCATGGTGGTACCACAGTAAAAGCAATGGGTCAGCAATCAGGCAAAGTTTACAATACTACTTACGTAGGTAGTATAGCAGGTGGTGGTGTAGCTGATAAGCCACAATTAGGCATAATTGGTGAAAAGGGCCCTGAGCTTATCATTCCCAACTGGCTCTTTACTCACCCCAAAATGGTAAACACGATGGGTGCACTTCAAGCTATGATAAGCGCAAGGCAATTTGAAGATGGTGGCAGCACAGCCCCAGTTACTTTGCCTGCTTCATCAAATAACGATGAACGTATAAGTGCTTTAATCAATCAGAATAACTCAGTGATGATGTTATTGTTAGAACGACTTAATACACCATTTTACGGCACCATCATATACGATCAGTTGGAAGATGTGCTAGAGAGGATGAACTCTATAAAGTCTAAAGCTTAATTTCCAATTATTATGATTTTTATATATTAGCCGCATGAAATACATCATCATAATAACAGCCGTAATATTATCACTAGCAACAACTTCGTGCGATAAGTGTAAAAACTGTAAAGAACATACACAAATTATCACAAACAGGCCGATACCAGGATATCCGGTTAAAATTACAAAAGAGTATCAGGAGTGCGAAAAAGCCGATGAAATTCACAATACATCGGTAAAAAAAGTTACCAATGTTGGCGACACAATTGAGTACACAGAAACTGTAGTGTGGGAGTGTAAATGAGAGTAAAATCAGTTGCTACAATAATCCTGTCATGTCTTAGCGCATTCATTTATGCGCAAGACGTTCTTAAGTTGAAGGATAACGTGCCTGAACGTGTTAAAATTCTTTCAGAAAACAAGAATGAGTTGTACTTTATAATTTATGGTGACACAAACAATAAAATCAGAGTTGCACCCAAATTTGCGATAGATTATTTTAAATATAATGATACGCTTAGTTACGCTGATTCAACATTTATAAAATCAAATATTGGTTGGTCTATAAATGATGCTGATAGTATCCCACTAACAAAGAGTTATAATTATAATGCCCGTAACAAACTTGCTGAAGCGGCCGATGTCTACAAAAAGAATTTGAACATTCGATTAGTTGCTGCATTATCAGGATCAGCATTAATTACTGTAGCGGCTCTAAGTGGTTTTAGTGTTTTGTATCCTGTTGTTGGTGTTGGGTTAGTTATAGTTTATGCTTATGTCATATCAAATGATTATAAGTTTGCTAAGCTTTTGGCAGATGCTGCAATAAAGCCTTAGCTCTACTATATATTAAAAATCTTATCCATATTCATAATCTGTTTCTTTGCAGCATTCCGCGCCATGTGCACATAAATCATTGTTGCCCTTATATCGCTATGTCCAAGTATTTCCTGTAATACCACAACATCACCACCATTACTAATGAATTGGGTAGCAAAAGTGTGCCGGGCAACATGAAAAGTTATATCTTTATTAATAATAGCGGATTTAGCAATACGTTTTAAAGATCTGTTCATTTCCTCTGCGCTGTAGTTTACAAAGTCACATTTTTTTAGCCACTGATAGTATTTACGGGCAGTTTCGTTTAAGTGTATTGTTACACGTTTACCAAGGCGTTGTGTTTTTACAGGAATGAATGTAATACAACCATCTGAGTATCTCATTTCATGTAACCTTTGGCTGTCGCTTACACGAATACTTGTAAAGCATGCAAACAGAAATTTTGCAAGTGTTACTTTATCTGTCATTGTTATATTACCATTATCAAACAATTCGTTTAACTTTAATAATTCATCCACTTCCAGGAATGTACGACTGCCCTTAATTGACTTAACTTTAATGACCTTAAAAGGGTTGTCTATCCTTACATTATTACGTTGTATAGCCAGATTGATGTACGTACGTATATGTGATTTTGCTTTTTGTCGCGTATTAAATGAATCATTAACCTGATTACGTCCTCTTTTACCGCAGCTACCAGCTAAGTATCTTTTATGCCAGCCATCAAACTTTTCAATAAAGTCAGGAGTTAGTTCAGAAAAAAGTATCGTGCGTTTATATTTCTTAAGCTTGGTAAGAGTGGACTTCTGACCTTTATATGTTCCCTTTGAAATAACATCGTACTTTAACCTCCTTTCCAGTTCAGTTTCCATAAAGTTAATAAAGTCATTTCTGTTTGCCTGCCCTGAGTACTCATCTAGAAATTGTTTTGTTGATAGTTCTTTCTCCATTAAATGGTAGTCAACAAATATTTTGTTGGCTTTTGCCAATGCCTGTTCAATGATTAAATTATAGTCTTTCATCGATTCAGCTCCGGCTGTTACTCTTCTTTTTTGTTCATCCCAGTACTTAGGCTGTATGTATATGTTTAGTGAAACAACCTTTCTGGTTCCGTTTATAAAAAACTGAATGGCCACCGGTGCCATGCCATTTTTGGGGTTGAACTTATCTTTTCTCAGTATTACTGTGGCTGTACACTTGTTTTTACTCATGGGTGTAGTGGGTGTATTTTGGGTGTAGTTATGTATTTTTATTAATCATTTTATTTGGTTGGGTGTAGTTATACTTCTATCGTAAATATCTGACTATTAGAATAAAAAAAGCTGTTAATAGTAATTAACAGCTTTTTAGTGGTCCCGACAGGATTCAAACCTGTAACCTTCTGATCCGTAGTCAGATGCTCTATTCAGTTGAGCTACGGAACCATTCCGTAGAACGGGCTGCAAATATAGCCCTAAATGAATTTA